CTCTAGATGACTTAGGTTTACGCCCAAGTTTATTCACCTTGCCTGATAAAGGTGAATACCTCACAACACCGCTTACGGTTGCGTGAAGTGACTGAGACCCTATATCTAGGGCTCGCAATGAATCATTTGAAATTCGGAAATCCTTCCTATCTCTTAAATAGGCATTTATCTTGTCCATGTGCGGGTAGAATCGTTCGGGGAATTTATGTTCTTTCCTCCTGAAGATTTCATGGCGTTCTTGCCAGAGATTGTCCGCACACGTTCTAGGAGAGATTTTCTTTGCAATCGATCTAACCTCCCTATTTCGTTCTAAGAACCAACGATATAGGTAGTTCCCCATAAGAGCTTGTAAGACTTCGCGATAAGTAGCGACTCCATCCTTGTCGAACATGACTTGGCTGGTTACTTGATAGATAGAGTCGACAATGGCTCTAGCCTCCTCAGGTAGGTAAGCTCGAACCCATGGTTTGGATAGTGTTCTAACTATCTCTAGTTCTTTGGACCGGTGGTTTGCTGTTAATATTACTGCTGCAATTAGTCTTGTGTCTGGGTCATACCGTTTCTTGTTCGATCTTGGTAAACCTACACCACCTAGTTCTTTAGGTACGTGTAGGGGTATATCCCTTTTGACGAACTCGTGTAAGACTCGCCATTCTTTTTGCTTGAATATATTAACGGCTCTCTTGAGTTGCCAATCCAAGAGTCCATCGACAGAGTTAATGAAAAGGTCAAGACGATCGAGCCAATTCTCTTTAATTTCGGTGAAACGTGATAACTTGCACGGTGTTAAGCGACCTCGTTTGGCGTCATAGATGTAACCGCAGAAAATAAATGCGTCCTTAGATATGTGAGTTTTATTTTTGTTAACTTTAAAACCTACATCATCTAAGCGCTTGCAGTAATCTTTCCAGCCTTGTTCACTGGCTGCCAAGACGGCATCATCGCCAAATAAGAGCGAGCTTTTCCTACAGTACCTTGGAAGAGCCTTTAAACACCATGAGTGTAAAATTGTCATGAGACAGAAGCTAAGAGGTGATCCGAGGAGTGAACCTCTCGTCGTTGTATCTTTAAATCTTAGTTGTCCCTTATCATCGTATGTCCATAGTTGAGTTGGCCCAATCGATCTTTTGACTGCCTTTTTAACTAGTAAAGGCCATGTAAGTTCTGTGCCTAAAACGTCTACTATCGCTTCTAAACAGTCCTTATTCATCAAATCTGAAGCCTGGGTTAGATCTGTGCTATAAAATTTAATATTTTCGTTATGGAAAGCAAAGTCCTTGAGAATTCTCTTCGCCCTTGCGTGAACATTCTTATAATTAGCGTCGAACTGGTCTGAACACGGACCATAGTTCTTCAGCATGTCAGTAACCTGATTGCATGCTGGAGCTATAAGTGCTGTCTGTGCTGCTTCATGAATCGTAGCAGTTCTGTATCTAGCGCCCCGTTGTGGAATTACGGACATTTTCACACGTGGAGGTTTTGCCTGATCCACTAAATACATCTTCTTAACAGCTTCTGACCATGAAGTTTCTGTTCGAGGTTGAAGAATACTAGTATTCTTGGTAACGTTACTGGTCCAACTATGTAACAGTCCGCCAAATTCTCCAAATAGCGTCCCTTGAGGGAACGACGATTTGCCTGGTTGAGCTGGTCTCCTAGACGTAGCCCTTTCGTCAAAATCCTTTTTGCATTGGTGAATAAATGAATACGACCCACCTTTCGACCTCGGGTTCTCAAAACATGAACCTAGAGATGTAAAGCCAGTTTCTGTGGCTAGTGGTCGCGGATTAGTGACCTTACAGAATTTGCGTACGTGTTCGCGTATAGACTCCAGTACTTCCTTTGGAGTTTCGTTCGCTTTCCCGCACATACCTGATATTGTTCTTTTAAGAGCCTGCTTAATAGCTGTAGCATCGTTAATTGATGGCATTGATCTTTTAAGAGTTGCCAGCAATGCAAGAGCCTTGCGATTCGTTCTCGTGCGTTGAAGTTCCCCTTGGAAGTATCTTCTAAGGAGTGAATCATCGGACATAGAACGCAGGGCTTGACCTTCGCATTGAAAGCTGAAGTCTCCTATCAGCTTCATTCCATCAATTAATCCACGGGTGACACATCTTTTAAAGAAGTCACTGAAGAAAAGCAGGAGTCCCAAAAGGGCTTCCGGTATCTTACGATTCTGTTTTTGGATTCGTAATTTACTCATTGAGTCGAATCGTCCTTTACCTGTAAATTCCAGGTTCCTCAATGATATTTTAAATGACATTAAGAGGCGTCTATAAACATCTTTAAGCACCTTGATAAACCCGTGTTTCGGGTGGTGCAGTTTATGGAATCCTTTAGGAGCTTTTATCTTAAGTAATTTTAATTTTCTTTCATGCTCCTTTCTCAGTCGCTCCGAAGTATTAACTTCTTTCACAAGTACCAGCAAGTCCTGAGAAACACGACTTGCCTTCTTACCAAGGTAGCAATCTCTGCCTGACGTAAGTCGAAGGTACGCCTCAAGTGATTCCGGAAGAAACCAAGAAGTGCTGTTTCGCACTCTTCCGCTTTCCTGCAGAATCTTGGGTTGTTGTCTGACGTCATTTTGTAATGTACGAGTAGTTGCTTGTACTGTTGGTGTGATTTTCGTCGAGGGACCACTAGGATTGCTAGTCCTCTCAACGCGTTCAGAGCGACGAGTGGGATTATCAAGATAATACCCTGCCTCGACTAATTTTACATCAATATTTACATTCAACGCTGGCTTACCAATTGTTACTTTATCTGCCTTTTCTGCCTTGGTCTGTTCTATACCAGGCTCCAAGGGCGGAGCAGTATAGACAGAGGGCTCCTTTGTTGTTAGTTCATAAAACTCCAAAGGATATGTTCCTGGCTTAAGATAAATTGGTCTGCCGGTTGAGTTATTTACATAATAATTGTCAGCATCAACCCATCCTTTTAGATAATTCTTTTTAAGATTCTGCGGATTGACCTGAGGTATCCTCTCT